TACTTTGCTGCAAAGGTATTTGAAGCATACCCCTCACCTTCGGACGCTTTGGTTGTTTTTCCTTTTACCAATAAGGAAGCCACATGGTTACATAAAGCATCCTCAATAAAAGGGGGATAATAAAGCTTCAGGGTTTCTGGATCAAACTCCTCTGTAATAACAATCTTGGGATAACGGGCTTGGTAAGAAACAGTGAATGTGTTTTCTGTTTCTACAGTAGTTAAATCCAAAGTATCAAACTGAGGGGTTCTAAAGTAGGTCTGTTCTATACCAGGGTGTGGGGGATTTATATCGACATAGAATCCATCGGAATCTGTGATATTCAAAATGCGAATAACATCTTCTTGAAACAACTCATCTGTATGATCAAGTAAATAAGCCTGGATCGTTGTTGCTCCGGAGTACCCAAGATACTGTGTTCTCAAGTAATACCGGTAAAGTCCTGCCTGTTGGACCAGGTAAACCTTCTTCTCTTTCAGTAGAAAGCGTTTATAGATCTCAAGCAAACTCCGGTTAATCGCACGAATTATTCGTGGGTATGCTTCTTCTTTAATAGAACCAACAGTAGAATTAGCCAAAGACAGGTTGGCAAACTCTCCGGTAGCCAGATTATCAAGTAAATCCTGTAGAACCATAAGCCCTCTTAAACTATATATGAAGTAAGGTTTGAAGATTGCTGAACTGTTTCAGCTTCCCAGATATTGGTCTCACTATTCTTGTTTACCTCTACAACTGCATTTGGACGCCAAGGAGTTAAGTTGGCAAGCATGGAAACCGTATCCAACCAGTCATCATGTTTTGATTTCATTCCGGCAAGAGATACCAACTCCAATTCATTTACAGCTTCTCGCATAATAGGAGTGTCCTTCATCTCCCTTGGAAGAAATATTTGGTGTGCCTTAAACCAAGGAACAACGATATTGAACCGTTGCATCTTATTCGTATTGGGGCGAATACCCAGGGAACTACTATTTTTGTCTTTAGCCAAATTAAAATATATTTGCCGGACAATCATCTGATCTTGGATCCAAGGAATAAAGCCTCCTTGCTGGCCGGATACCTCAATACCAACTTGCTGTAGATTAACTTGCCACTTCTGAGCCAGACGAAATAAATCGTCAATGTTCTTATCCATCGTCTGCTTTTCACAGATACCATCTACCCAATACCAATGGCCTTTATCATTGTAGGCCCAAACAGATATCACGGAATAATCAGCAGACTCTTTATCAGAGGTTGCGAAGTCTGTTGTTATATAATAATTAAAGGAATCCTTGTGGGTTAACAACAGATCCCTGGAATACCAGTTGATCTCCCCATCAGCAATTAGACGATCTTCCTCACTCATGATTCGTAACATTAACTCCTGGTTAAACGCTGCGATCTTTCCGGTCTTCACTGCTTTGGTATACTGGGATAAAACATAATCGTAGGTGAACCGATCTTCCCATGATCCAAAGAAATCCTTTCGTTTGCATGGCCAATGCTCACAGATCGGGTATACGTTGACATGCCATGCTCCTGACTCCACCGCTTTGTATAAAGGGTCTTTGGCATTAAAGGGTGTACCACTCCATATAACTTTACGCCTCTGTGGATGCAGGGCATAATCAACGGCTTTGTAGACCGTGTCCTCTACGGAGGCGATAACTGTTTCAGACCTGGCATCATCATCAGAGATCAAATCATCAAGCACTGCTAATACTGGCCTGGTGCCTAACTCTTTAGTTCCACGTACTCCTGTCTTTGATCCGTGACCTGTGATTACGAAACGGTTACCATCCTTATTCTTAAACTCCCACCGGACATCCGTGAACTTGGCAAAGGGAACCCATTCTTGAAGAAACTCTGAGTTTTGCCATCTGAACTCCAAATCAAGACGCATTTTCTTAACACCGTTCTCTACTGCGTCTGAAACATAAAGCGCATAGGGAACTTTACCAAAACCAATAATATCCCCGTAGGTGGCGAGGTAAAGAAAAAGATAAGAACCAAGCAAAGTAGTTTTAGCACTTCCTCGGTGACACATATTAATCGTGTCTTTGTCATTGCGCTGGATATTATCCAGCATCTGTAGATGAATGATGGGTGATTTGTTCTCTTCACCTTCTACCCCATTTACCAACTTGATGAATGCGATAAACTCCAAGGCGAAATCCGAAGGAACATAATCCGGGTTCTCATGGTATGATACCTCCCTGAGCCAGTCTTCTACTTTCTTAGGGGATAACTCAATACCAAGTATGTCATCACTCGTGGACAAGGACACTACCAATCACTGGGTCAACAGCACGTTCAAACCGCCGGTAGGTATTAAATGAGAAGTCCCCGAAGATCTCAATCAAACAAGGACACTGTCCATTATACCGTAAACCATAAACAGCAACTGTAGTATCCTTCTCCTCCACATACCCACAGGGGTAGGTTATCCTGGTCTTATTCTTTGACAATGAGTACCCCCTCAGCAATTGTCTTTATAGAAGTACCCTGGGCAAGCATCCTCTTCTGTTGTTCAACCAATGCCCTGGTAGTTTCCCTTAATGTCTCCAGGGTCTTGTCTGCTTTATACCCTAAATCCAATTCAATCTTAGTAGACTCCGGTGGCTTCAACTCTTTAATCAAACAAGCAGCAGCATCCGACCTTACCTTCTCAGAATTTGCAGTAAGCATTAACTCAGCCTGTACATTGATTGCCTGCTGCAATAAGGGAGCATTCAAAATATGAATGGGTATCAGGGTTTGTTCAAAGATCAGGTTTACCAGCTTACTCTTATGGTAGGCAGAAATATAACTGGACTGGTCTTTCTCTGATACCCCCTGGGTTCTCCAATTAGAAACCTTATCAGGAAAGGTAGCAGCAAAGGCTGCTTTATTTGTTCCACCTAAAAGCTTGAAACTTACATAGCGTACTGCACTGACATAGCTGGTCATCTTGAATCTACCTTCCAATAACACATTGGAATAGGAAAGTAGATTCTCTTTGAATGCAGCAGTAGCTTCTGGTCCGGCCAGTACAGCATTAACCGAGTTCATCACTTCATCAGTGACTGCATTCTTTAGCTGGATGGGTAACGCTGCTTTAAACTCTTCAGGGGTCATCAAGGTTAAGGTGCCTTTATTAAGCAACGGCCAGCAGCATTCTCAAGAAGAACAACACCAGGCACAAATTGTAAAGCCTCTGCAACAGCATAGGAACCATCAGGATTTCTTTGTTGTGTAGTCACTTGAACCAAACAACCGACATGTGGTATCTCCATTGCTTTAGTACTTTTCATCCACCCTTCTCTTTGACTGGAGGCTTTGGATAAAAGTTTAAACAGATCTCCGTTTCCATACACTACGATATCAGGTACATTCTTCTTGGCTCCTGATACATCTGAATTATGCAGAGTTTTCATAGTGCGGCCCTCACCATGCAATCTTTCGCTTCAAGTAATTTTCGTAAACCAGCAGACTTCTCCGCACCATCAGGGAGTTTTTTATTCATGGTATGTGCGATATTGTAAAAAGGCAGACTGATTTCCTGAAGATTCTCAGGTAAGTGTTTGAAAGCGAAGTACTTCATAATACGGGGAAGTGGTTCTTCTGAATTATGTAAAGTCTTTTCTGGAGTATTCATTATTTACCACCACCTTTCTGAAAACCGTTGAAGCCACAGGATAAAAGGAATCCAAGCAAATACCAAATCTTGTCTTTGATTCTTTCCATGCAACAATCTACCCCGATCTCCGCACTGTAATTCTGCGGATCAACACAGGTACTGGATTCAGTAATGGTAAAGCCATTGGCCAGGGTGACCGTTGTTACTGTGACTACCGAACCAAGATCATTAGGGGTAATCTGGTCAACATGGATTTGCTTAATCATGGCATCCACATCTTCCTCTGTAACCGTATCCCCTTTAACAATGGGCATGTGGTCTCTTTCAAAAGTCTTCTTGGGACACCAGGTAACGCAGTCATCTGGATGCTTGATAAAGTAACCCGGCTCATCACAGTTCCCGTCAGTAGGAAGACCCCAACCTCTAAGGGCATTGTAAGCGCCGAGGGTAATAGGTTCTGCGTCTACGAGTTTAACACCAATAAAATTTGACATAGCTACTCCTTTGGTTAGTGAAATTCCTGAACCATAAACCAAAGGAAAACTGAAATAAATTTTGTTGTTAAATATAAGTAATTTTTAGTTAATCGAATCTTTGAAAGAAAAGAATAAGCGGGATGGGTGTTGGAAGGGTCTTTATTAATCCAAGTATTATACTTTTACTTACTATATTTATTGAACAAGTAACTGTCTACTGGTAAACCTGAATCGTTACATGCTCATTGCCCAGGTCCAGGTGGCTATTAAATAACAGGACTGCCATGGTCAACCTCCTTTAGTGAAGGCCCAGGAATAAACTCCCTGGGCCTTTATTATTTTAATAACAAAGGACATAGCCATTACTCAAGGTCATGCATTGTACCTGTTCCATACCTGAATCTGTATTAATCAAGTAGGATGTTGATCTGTTCGGTTGTGCATACTCCTGGAAGTTGACTGCATTATTTAAAGGCATTCGTCTTGCTGCATCTTCATTCATTTGATTAGCTGTCTGTTGGATCATTTGTGAAGACTCCTGTAATGACTGTGATGCCAACTCCACAAAAGCTACCTCTTCAGCAGTGCAACCATGTAGAACCAGAACCAAACAACAAAGTAAACCAGCGATGTAGCTCTTCATGTTCATCTCCTTATTTTAATTAATAAAAGAAATCCGTGTCGTCACGCTTCAAGGATTACACTTCGCTACGCCGTGTATGCTTTCATTTCATTCAAGCATACCCGCTACGCTCCGTTACATCCTTTCCAGGGTTCCTAACGGTTTCTTTTATTAATTAACAAAACCCCCTAATAATTTCCAGAGATTTTTGGTGTCATTGTTTTTCCTGGGGATAATAATATACGGATTAATCATATAGGTGAAACGAGGGGGTTTACTAATATGATCGTCAATGGGTTCTACTTTAATGATAAGATGTTTATCCATAAGTTCTTTTAACTGTGCA